CCGAGTTTTGTGGTGCTGTATCTACTGTCTGGTGAGTGTGATCAACTGGCAATCTAATCCAGCCAATAACGCCAGTAAAGTCGCGGATATTAAAGCGAGCGGGTCCGCCTACCTGCAGACTATCCCAGTTACCGTCAATATTTTGCTCAACAGTTTTAATCGTATAGCCATCACTATCCTCGATGACAGCTCCTGTATGTCCGTAGGGACTACCAGCTACCTCCATGACAAAAAGGTCACTAGCTTTGGGATTGACTCCAGGGGCATTATATATGACCTCTAGCCCTTGCGCAGATGCGCTATTTAACAGGTCTATGGCATTACCCCATAAATCAATGCCGAACCAGTTTTTGACGATAAAACATGGTAAGTCAGCACACTGCATTATCCTTTAATTATAAGCCTCTCCGTAATTTCATTTCTGAAAATACTTGTATAGCTTATAACACTCTTTCGAGCTCTTGCTTTCACAAGAGATGAGACTATATCTTCAATCATAAATCTTCTACTTCTATATATTTTAAATTGGTGTTATGCTCTTTATTATATTTTTTTATAGCGTTAACTCTAGCTCTGTAAGCTTCTAGCGGACTGTCAAAAGTCCCAACTTGGATGTGTTTACGATTAACATGAAACACTGCAGAATAACGCCCTTTTTTAGAAGTGTTTTCTGTGACTCCGGTAAAACCTGTCTTATTGTGGTAGGTTTTACGATTGTTGCAATTCTCTTTAGGTAGAACCCAACGGCAGTTTTCTTTACAATAATTTCCGTCGTTATCAATCCTATCAAGCTGATGTCTGTCACTTGGCGGAAAACCCATATCGTTCAAAAATATTTGAAAATCATTCCACTCATCGCTAAACGTAATCCCTCGACCACCATATCTATGGTAGTGTTCGTAATTTGGATTCGTACACCTTTGACGCATCCCTTTCCAGGCTCTATGCACCTTTGTTCCGCTATACCCATGTACCATCTGGCGCTCTTTGGCTTTTATCGTAGCTAGACATCCGCATGATTTGCTTTTTCCAGTCCTAACTTCTGTCAAAATCATATTTTTCTTAGCTCCACATAGTAAACACTCACAAAAAGCTAGCTTTTTATTGTGTTTGTTTTTTCCTGCGTAGCTAATTACTCTCAAGTTATTAAAAACATTTCCAATTTCTTTTATTTCAGTAGTCTTCATAGGTTAAACCTCAAATTTCATCTAACCTATTATATCATAATTGCCCCGTGCTGTCTTGCGATTGCAAGCACTTAGTCGTTGAAGCTTCCTCTACTGTTACCATAGAGGCTCGCCTGCTGATTTCCCAATCATTGTAATTTTTTAACCGTCACGCTCTCTGTTGCCAGACACGTTGTGGTTTACAATGCTCTAAGGGAGTCCCAGCAATTCTCGGGGTTAGGAACCCAATTTACTAAGTTCCATAAGCACCATCTTTATCAACTCCCATGCCTGAATTGGCAAGGTCGACACAGTATTTTACAATCTCATTTGCGGTTGTCATTGTTTCCTCCTTATTACTTTTTAAGACTTCGGCATCCCAAAACTGCAAGCCATTCTCCTTGATAATTTGGATAAGTAGCTCCGCATAGCCACTCGCTGTGGCATAACCTGCCTCCTTGATAGCATGACAGGCCTTTTTGTAATCAGTCTCACCAACGACTGCCTTATAGCGTGGATTGTCGTTTAAAAATTTGCCGTGATCAAGAATTGACTCATCCCAACTACCGTAAGCCCTAAAGCGGTCTACAATATCCGTCACAACTCCTGGTTGATACTCCTCTTGCGTCTTAGTATCAAATGACTTACCAGTCCAAGAGCTATCAGCCTTAATCCCAAATAAAGCGTTATGTGGGGCATGTTTGCCCCAACCGCTCTCAAGGATTGCTTGCGCTGCGGTCAAGGATGGTAGAATTTTATATTTAACCCATCCATCTAAGCATCCTTGCTTAATGTTATCTAAAAATGCCATCTACCATCCTCTCCTATAAAGGGAGCCAAAATCAAAGCAATCACGGCCAGTGGAAAATATAGCACTATGATCGCTATGATGACGGCTATTTGTGTGATTGCTTTTTTCATCTTACTCCTCTTCTTTTTGTTTTAAATCAACTTGTGGCGCCTCGACTTTAACACCTGTCTTATCAATTTTAATCGTGGCAATGTCAAATTGATCAGTGTCACGTTTGAGTTTTTCGAAAAATGATCTGACAAAACTTGGCATCGGCAAGCCCAACTGACCCCAATTTTCGACAATTGATATGCCATAACATGCGATAAAAAAGAGGACAAAGGCAACTGCCAAAGGCTTAGCGCCAAGCAAAATGAGGTAAGGATAGACAGTATAAACTAACAATACAACTAAAAAATGCTTGATAATGCCAGATAGTCCCTTTGTGCTATTAGCCCTCTTGTTTGTAATACCTTTTGTTAGCCCTGTGATAATGTCAAAACAAACAAAAAGTGTAAAAACGTGGATTTCAACGGTACGAACTAAATCACCGAAAAGGTGAATAAGACTTGTTAAATTAATAATCATCTAACCACCTCAATCCTACTTAACTAAGTCCGCATACTTAATGACTGTGACTTTATCCTCTGACTCTAGCTCTTTAAGCGTCTGTTTGTCATAAGTAAACGGCTCGTTGACATGTACAAAGACTAGGTTCCCTTCTCCCGCTTGATCTTCGTGCGACTCATCTACAACAGTAAACACGTCATAAGCCTGATACTCGCCTTGTTTAGCAGGCTCAATAAGCTCTAACATACCTTTGTAGATATCGGGTTCAACTTTCCCACCACTTGTCAATACGTGGATGGTTTGCAAGTTAATCATTCGCTGTGTACGCTCTGCGGACACCTTAGCTAATCCTGCAGCTGTTTGAGCAGTCTTGGCAGTATTAGCAGTTTCCTGTGAGATTTTTTCTAAGTCATCCACTTTTTGCACGGCTTCGCCCATAGCGATTTCGACGTATTCAGATTTTTTAAATTCTTCCAAAGTAGCTTTGATAATCTCTGTGTCATTAGTTGAGGTTAAGTCCTGCTTGATTGGTTGAGAGATGACTGAGCCATCCTCAGCAGTGATAATAATATGTGTGCTTGCGACTGCTCCTGTGCTGTCAAGTTGTGGATATTTTCCTGTCACTTTCCAATTTCTCATGTTTATTCTCCTTTACTTTCTTCAAATTGCTCTAAAATGTTGTCGATTATGATAATTTCTTCTGATGTAAACTCATCTTCTGACTCTGCCAGATATTCTAAAAAATCGATAAAGCGCTTAGAGTACTCGCCACCTTTTATAACGACAGGCTCGCTTGCTAACTCGTCTAAAAAGTCGTTAAGCTCAGCTAACTTTGAGGTGTCCTCAATTTTTGGATTACCTTTGTCATCTGTAATCCACTTGCCATCGTCATTTTTTGCAACATACTGGTCAATAATATCAACCTCATCTTTGGCATACTCGCTTAGCTTGCCCTCGACTTTTGCAAGTAGCTTAGCACGTCCGCGGTTTGCTCGCATGTTCGTGATTTTGATTTTGTCTAGTACACGATATAGTGTGTTTAAATCTTTGTTTTTAATAGTTAATTGCATATTATCTCCTGTTAAATTTTTGTGATGTAGTTATTCAATTCCCTATTCACAGCACTTGTAAAATTGCTATGAGCAGTATTCCAGCCGACGTTAGCCAAGTGCCCCCAACAGCGGCCTAAGGCTACTACAGCCGCATACAAGTCGTTCATGTCAAGCATTTTTTGCATCTTGTCTGGTCTAAACTTAAATCCCCGAGTAATATTAAAATCATCCACAACTAAAACATTATCACCGTAAATTTCAGTCTGGTCGACTGCCGCAGTGTGATTATATCCCGTAGCGTACCTAAATGACCTTAGCCCTGCAAAACGACCGGAAGAAGCCGAGTTAACACCGTCACCAGATGAGGTTATCCCGATCGATGCATACAACGCTGACCCTGTATAACCTTTGGGCGTCGCATTACTAAAATGTACAAAGGCAGTATGTGTGCCATCTTTACGTACTAAGGCATTGTTTTTGCTATTAAAATTAATTGTGGCATCGCTATTAAAGTCCATCTTAGCTGTATTTAAGTCGATAAGCATCGCTCCATTACGAGCCTTAATGACCTTACCCTCGAGCAAATCAGTGATAGCATAGCCAATTTTAGCTTTGATAAAGTTAGCGTCTAAACCAACGATACTACTTGCGTTAAGGTTAATCACTCTAATCCTAGCAGCGTCAATCGTGCCTGCAATAATCTGATCAGCCCTAATCTTGATAGCCTCGGCTATTTTTGTGGTAAAGGTGCCATTAACCGTCGTATTCCCATCGAGAGCGATGTGTTTACCTGCGATTGTTACTCCGTAGGAGTTGAGGTTAATTGCTGAGATAATCTCATTACCAGACATTTTGGCATTAATGCCGCCAGCCTTTTGGATAGCTAATTTAATGCTGTCTCCAGCGCCACTAATAATACTCATGACACCATCTCTAGTAACCCGCTGCTCAATTTGTCCTGCTAGTTGAGTAAGGCGCGATTGGATTTTACCAGTCGGAGATCCAACGTCACTCTGTAGCCCTCTAACCGTATGGGTCAAGCTACTATAGTTTTCTTCTGCGTCCTGCATCCGCCTTTGGTAACTCTCCAAACTCTGCTGCACACGACTGACAGCACCTTCACGGTCTCTAATCTCTTGAGAGATTTGGCTAGCTGTTGACTGCTGTACCGCTCTTAGCCCGCTAATTTGTGACTCGAGCTCTGTCCTCGTGCCTTGATTTGAGCGAGTAAACTCAGCACGTAAGCCCGCAAGCTTACTCTCGTAGGCCTCTGTAGTGCCGCTTGAGGTTGTTGTGATCTTAGCCGATAGCTTGCGCAACTCATCATCATACTTTTGCGATAGCCCTTGTGCTGAGGCTTTAATCTCAGCTTGTAAACCGATTTTATCATTGGCCATTGTGGCTTTTAGCCCCTCGATGCCTGCCTGATAGCTTGCGGATAGCTTCCTATCAGCATCTCGATACTCACGCCTGATACCATCAATGGTGTCATTGATGAGCGCTAGCTTTTTATCAGTATCCTCGCTGATACGTGTAGCGACACCTCTGGCGGAGTTGACTATCTCGGTCTTGATCTTACCGTCGTAGTATTCCTGCAACATACCACGGTTAGTCAGCTTGATTTTTGACCAAAGCTGGGAATTAGCAGTATCTGTCAGCTCTAAGCTAATCTCTTTGAGGTCTTTAAATAGTCCAGTCGGATTACCTGTACCCTCAACTACTACTGGCGCAACATAGCTAGTAGCTTGGTCTCCTCGCTCAATCATGAGCTGATTAAAATGCGCTGCGCCTAGACACTTGCTAGCTAGTCTGACTTTTGGGTTGTCGTCCTCTGCGGTAAATGTGTAATGCACACGTCCATCCTTACCAATAACGAGGTTTGACTCGTCTAAAATAAGTGTTGGGTCTCTGCTCATTTATCCTCCTTAATCTATTTTTTTAGTATGAGTTTTTTTAACTCAGAAATTGCTTTATCTACATAAGCTTTGGTTGCCGCATGATCATTCGCTGTGGGGTCCTTGAGTTTCAGGTTGCCATCAATCTGCGAAGTTTCCTTGGCATAAAAACCACCGTCAGACTTGACGTAGAACTTATCATCACTAAGGTTTCTAATCCTAAGCAACTTCCCTGTCGTGCCTGATGTTGAGTTAATGTAGATTCCTTGAGCAGCAGTACCTTTTCCGCCTTTCTGTTTTTTAACGATATCAATAGATAACGCTGCAGCGTTTTCATCGTAATTTGCCTTAACGTTTGGGTTTTCGTGAGTAATTTTTAGCGTTCCCAATGCTTTTTCTGACCCTCGTAGCTGCATCGCACTACCATTTTCATTGCCGCTAGTAATATTAAGCGCAGAGGAAAAATTAGGTGTGCTTGGCTGGCGCATCGCAATATTAACGGCATTTGTTGTTCCCTTATAATCGACAAAAAGCGCCGATTTATTGAAGGTCTCTTTACCCGTCCGCAAGCTCATTAACGGCCCATCACTGGTATCATTGTCAGAATAGACAACAACACCAGCACCTCTGGTAGACGACAAGTCAATATTGACCGCTCCACCCGTTGACGAGGAATAAGCAACAGTGGCGGCTGGCTTAAATTTTAGTTGACCTGTCATAACGCCACCTTTGAGATTTAATTTCTTGTCAAGCTCTTGCTTCGATTCAGCTTTTGTATAGACGGTCTCTTTATCTGCTTTTTGTTGTAGTTTCTGAGTGGTCTCGACTTTTGTCGCTAATCCATCGATATTTGGCTTGTTAGTCAGTAGATTGTAATCGAGTGGGCTAATGTATCCAAGGTCACTAAATCGATTGTGGCCATCACCTGCTCTGGCAAAACCTGTGTCTGTCTCAAAGCCTATTTCACTCTCCAGTAAGATGACATCACTACGAGCCCACTCATCAGCGCTCATGCGCTTAAATTGGACTCTTAATGGTATATTTTCGGCCATTAATTACCTCCGTCTAATATAATTTGTGGGCTGTCTGACCACTGCCCTGTGATTGTGGCATTATTCCCATCCACAACATCTTTATAGCTCATGTCCAGAGCTAATTCCCGCCCCCCCAACGCATTTAAATCTATTTGCTTAGATTTATACCAATCGCCAGTTAAAACAGCCGTATAGCTCAAAGGATAGACGTTGATGACCTCTGTGTCCTTAGTTAGAGTAAAAGTCTCAGGCTCCATTTTTGCCTTAGTAGGTGTCAGTACCAGTTTAACTCCCTTATTATTAGCCTGCGTCAGCGTGACAGCCACTTTTTTGAGTAGCTCACAAGTCTGGCTAAAGCTAATCGTGTAGGTCTCGCCACGCTTAAATCCGCCGTCATTAGCTTCAAGCTCGATATAGTCTTGGTCATAGGTTTTGGTGCGGTTAGGGTCGCCGACTAATAAGTTTTTGTTGTAACGGGTCTTACCGTTGTTTCCTAAAATTTCGGCAGTTAAACGAGATTCTTCGCTTGTCTCGCTGACCTTGTTTTTTAAGTCATCAAAGCTTTGTTTAATAGACGGGATGTCATCAACTTTGATAGCCTCGGTGATTTTTTTAATCGCTTCTTCTGGTAAAGCTAGGTTTTTGAGGGTGGCTCTAAATTCTTCAAGCTCTTTGTCGGTGCGTTCATCAACTTCTTTGATTTGTTCTTTCAAGGTGTTGAATTGCAAGCCTTCTTGCTCAACCTTCTTTTTAAAGTTATCAAATTCAAGGTTAACTTTGCGCCAATTGTCTTCCATCTCCTTTTTGCCAGTCTCGATGCGTTTTTCGATGCCTTGCAAAAATTCCTGAAATGTCATCCCTAAGTCTGTGATAGTCTCTAAAGATTCATCTATCATGTTTTGGACAGCCTCTTTACGAGACCGTGACTCACGATTTTGGACAACGCTGTAATCACCAAGTGTTACGACTGACCTGTTAAAATTAAGCTTGTCAATATCAATCTCATCAACCCGAGTTTCAAAAGCTATTTTTACCTCATCATAGATAATGGCTACTGAGTCGCCTTTCCACGTCTCTGGACCAATGTCTAAGATTTCTGCCTTGTAAATTCTGATAGGGATTGACAAACGCTGCAATTCTTCCCAAGTTGCTTTTAAGAGTTCTGTCTTATCCTCGATTTCTTCGTTGACAAAGACACCCCAACGATGCTTTAATTCGCCATTTTGAGACAAGCCGTATTCTTCCCTTGCACTATCTAGTGCTACAAAGTTTTGGCCAGCTGGTTTGTCTATCGGGTCTCCTTTTTCAACCGACCAGACAACATCAGTAAATTCAATCCTGCGTCCATAGCCTTGCCGCCTTTCTTCCTGTGGCAAGTGTCCCTCAACATCTTTAGGCTCAGCTTCCTCATGTTGGATTTCTTCGCCTTTTCCTCGACCAATCAGGCATGTCACAATATCGTCCGTTGACTCCTCGTAGACGACTTTAAGCAAGTTACTTCCATGCTCAAATTGCTTACCTGTAGGTTTCCCAAAGCGCTTTTTAAGGTCGATATAACGACTGGTTATTTTGTTTTGGACAAAGGTATATCTGACATTAAACTCACAGTTAAATGCTTCTACAACCTTAATCAGAGCTGCTCTTGGGCTGATGTAGTAATAACTAAGCGTTCTAACATTAGTTATTCCCTCAACTTTGCCAACCTGATAACCAGTGCCTTCTAGGGCGCCAGCAATGCAAGCATCTGCGGACGATTGCCTAAATCGCTTGTCTTTGATGATGGCAATGGTATCAAGATCACTCTCTGCTTTATCTAGGCCTTTGTAAAACTTGCTATCTTCTAGGTTGTAATCAATGACTTTAAAGAGCTTAAAGACCTCCTCTTTTAGGTTGGGGTCGTAGTTAAAAAACCAAAGTAAACAAAAGGCTCAATGTCATAGTCAACTGGCACTTCAAAGCTAGCTTGATCCCAATCATTGTTTTTGACCTTAAAATGCCACGAGAGTAAGTCATCAGTGCCAACAGTAGCGACTAAGCGCTCCAGTTTATCAAAGAGATAAATCATAGATAAACCTCCCTAAACTCTGCGGTTATGGTGGCATTGGCACACTGTAATGTATTATTACCAGGTAATAGCTCAAAATACCTACTATTAACCATATCTAAATCGCCAAGGATATTGCGTTTGTTCTGGGTAATCTTACCCGTGGCCATATCAATCTTGATTTCGTCAGTAGTATAAGTACCAGTCAGTCTGATATACTTCTGGCTTTCGACATGTAGCAGCTTAATTTCTTCTGTTGATGATGATAGGTTGAGAGTGATGATAGGCTTTGTTTCAAATAACCCACCATTTTGGATAGATGTTCCTTTTTTAGTTTTTACATCAGACATTTTAAACGGATTGTAGCAGATGAATGTTAGTCCTATAATCTGCTCGTTAGAAACTTCTTCTGGAACAACTTTAGATTTAAAGATACCTAGATAATTTCTGTCAGGTTCGTCTGAAAATGATAAAAAAACTTGATTGTGACTAACAATTAATCTGTTTAATTTTTCATATTGCAAACGCATTGACTGGTTATCTTTTCCAGTGATTTTAGCTTTTATTTCTAGTTTTCTGACTTCGACTGTGGCATTGTGGAAATACTCACCATTTCGCCCTAAAACACTTGTTGTTTGATGCTCTAAGTCCACCACATCACGACCAGAAACAGTCAATGTCCTAAAGGTACCTAAATCATTATTGAGTTCTTCTTCTAATACCTTTTCACCAATTGTTGTCTTTAAATTAAAAGTAACTTTCGGAGTACCTCTGATAGTATCGTTAAATTCGTACATTTTACTCCTTTCAAAAAACTAAGAGAAACAACTACCAGCTGCTTCTCTTTAGTCTGATTTTTTCAATTTTTGCTTGTTGATTAGTGATGTCACTTACAAATGCTTCGTATTCGTTTCCGCCTAAACTAAAGTTTATATACGCTGGTTGAGCTGTATGTACGAACTCTTGTTGCTGCGATAACGATTGTGAACTCTCTGATTTGACAACACCTTGGAATTTAGCTCCAATGCTAGCCAGTCTATCTGCAATATTAAAATCAAAGCTATTGATGCTATCAAATAACCCGCCAACAGAGTCGTCAACGACATCAGCGTTTTTGTCGATACCCATAGCTACCCCTTGCGGGATATATTGACCAACTCGTTTTGCAAACAACCTTGACGGCGAATGAATCATCGCCTTGGCTCTTGCTGCTCTCTCGGCTTGTGCTACAAGGGCGTTTGCTGCAGCTGTTACAGCTCCTAGCGCTGAATACATTCCTTGCGCAAGCCCTTGTCCGATGTACGCTCCAGCTTGACGCATAGGACCAGCTCCCGCGTTGGCTCTTGATACCGCAGCATTAACCATGCTAGAAATAGCATTAATAACAGCACCTTGTTGAGAAGATAGCCCCCGAGCAAGATTTTGTCCTGAACGCTGTCCCGATTGTCTCATTTGTTGCTCTAGTTGAGCCCCAAATGTCCTAGCCTGAGATAGCATTCGAGATAAGATTGATTGCATTTGAGAGGCCGCTTGATTAAATGATGTTATAATGCTGCTTACTATTGCAGCCATGGCAGATTGAATCATAGATTGCATGCTAGCAAATGCTGACGAAACAACTGTTGTACTAGAAGCAAAAGCTTGTATTTGACCAACAGTTGCTGTCGCAGAAGCCCCTATTTGGCTAAAGCCAGCTGATACAACAGAAAGCACAGCTGATAAACCAGCTATTGATGCAACTAGCGCTCCTGTTGTTGCAGATAAGCTCATCAAATTAGCATTGAATGCTGCTATTGTAGGACCGGCAGATGCTAAACCTGTACTAAATGTTGATGATTGAGCAACAAGCGCGGCAAAGCCAGCGCCAGCTTGTACTAGAGCTGGTGTTATTGTCATTAGTTGAGCTTTAAACATAGCGATTGGAGCATTAATTGCAGCCAATCCAGTCACTGCTGCCACCGCCTGAGTAGTAAATGTGGTAAACCCACTCGCTGCCATCGTTAGGACTGGCGGTAGAGTTGCAACTGCTGTCTTAATAGTTGCCATGGTGGTGGCAAAGACTGTTAATCCAGCAACTGCTATAGTAGCACTTGTTGCTAGGTGTGTCATTCCGTTGGCTACTTTGCTCATAGCAGAGCCCAACATGGTCATTTGACCAGCTGATGCTGCTATTTTTCCAAGTCCACTAGCTACTGCTGCAAGTGTTGCAACTAGATCTCCAAGTGACAGGTCAACAAGCATTTTAACGCCTTTAGCCATCTCTTTTACGCCACGGCCAGCATTTAAAGCTGCACTTCCCATGGAATCAAGAATATTTGCGACACCATCAAGAACATTTCTAACTGCACTTCCAAATGATTCAATTACTGCTCCAACACCTTCTAGAGCCGATTTCACACCATTGCCAAACCCTTCAAAAGCATTGCCTAAACCAGTCAATACATCTTTAATTGCGGATCCAACTGATGAGATAATGTTTGATATGCCGTTAAACACAGCGGTAATAACTCCAGTCAATGATTGGATAACACCACTAATAGAGTTAATAACCCCAGAAACGCCTCCAAGTAAACCTGTAAAGGCTCCTATAACAGTAGCAATCCCTGCTGTAACAGCTGTAACGATTTGAGATAGTCCACCAGCTACTGCTGTAACGATTTGAGAAATAGCACCTGCTACAATTGGTAATATAGAGCCGATGGCGCTTGCGATAATAGGGATTAAAGTAGCTAGGCTATCAGCAACCTGTTGTAAGATTTGCACAACAACATCGCCAACGGTTCTTAAAATTTGACTAATGCCATCAGCTTGAGTTCCTGCCAAGGCAAAAGCTGCTCCTACCATTAAAACAGCCGCTCCTAAAGCTAGCCATGTGGTAGGCGGTACCATAGCAATCGCAGCACCAAGTCCCTTGAATGCAATCGCTAACCCAGTAGCTATACCTTGCGCAACTGTTGATATTGCAGTTCCTAGAGAACTAATGATAGCTGGGATTCCAGACAAAGCGGTTTTAATACCTGTACCGATACCTTTCGCAGCGGTTGATATGGCTGTACCAGCAGATTTAACAATATTTCCCAATCCGCTAAAGATTTGGCTGATGATTCCACCACTTTTACGAGAGCCATTCGCTGCTTGATCGGTTCCTTCTTTAGCTTTTTTGCCAAATAATCCAAATTTTGTACTGATTTTATCCAAAAAAGAACCAATGACGCTTTGTCCCGTTAATTTTTCGAATAATTTAAAGCCTCCAGCTACTGCGGCGAAGGTAGCTATCCAACTTCTTAGTCTGCCAGGGTCCATCTTTCCTAAAACATCGGAAACAGCTTTAGCGAAGTTAGAGACGTGTTTAACAATCCCTCCAACTGTTGCTCCAAAAGTCTTCCAATTTCCTCCGCTCATGGCGCTAGCGACATTTTTTAAAGCTCCCCAAACGCTCTGCAAAGCTCCTGAAAAAGCACTAATTGCTCCAGTTTGTTTGAAACCGTCCCAAAATTCTTTAACCTTTGAAGTGACAGATGAAATCGCCGATGAAATATTAGATACAATTTTATCGATATTAATTCCTTCAAGGAATTTCCCAAGATTACTAGCAAACTTAGAAAAATCAACTTTATCGAGTTGTTTACCGATTGCTTCGATCGCTCTAATTCCAAATTGGTTCACTTTTTCAAACGCTGGTTGCAATTTGTTGGATAAGCCTTCTCGCATACCGTCGATGGCTTGGTCAACAGTTTTGAACTCAGTTGCCATCTTTTGGAAACTCTTATCATTGCCTGCTTTTTTTACCGCTTCCAAAAAATCGCTGGTTTTAACCCTACCCGCCTGGATATCGGCGACGAGTTCATCAAGATTTTTACCCATAGATTTAGCGACTTTAGCCATCCCTGCAGGCGCCTGTTCCAGCATTATCCTAAAGTCTTGCCATGCAACTGTTGGTCTTCCTACTGCTTGCGTCATTTGTTGACTGATAGACTTCATGGCCTGCTTCGGATTTTCAGCAGATGCAGCTAAACCGCCAAAAGCTTTTACGAGCTTTCCGGTATCTTTCACGCCAACCGCTGCTAACTGTGCATACGTGCTAGCCATATCTGATGCCGAGTAGATTGTTTTAGTTGCATAGTCTTGCATCGCCGTTTTAGCTGCCAAAATTTGTTTTTTTCCAAACCCAATGTCCGCTAAATTGGCGTCAAAAGTTTTCCACGCTTTCGCTGAACTATTCATCTCGCCAAGCATAGAGCCAAGGCCTGATGACACTGTCCTTGTCATTGCTGAGATAGCTTGTCCAGCTAAATTCGCTCCTAACATGGATTTAAACATGGAACTAGCTTTTTGAGACACCGATGAAAAACCGGTTGAACGCTTTTCCAAGCCATCGATTGAACGGATTGCCGATTGTAATGTTTTGCCAAAGGTTTTATCAACAGCTGTCAAAACCGCTTCAACAGAATAAGATTCTCCCATTTAACCTCCTTTCTTTAAAGGTTAGCTTTGAGAAGTAAATCCATACCTTTCTTGTCGTAACCTTCATCAATTTCTTGAGTGATTTTTCGGATTTCTTCCTCATAATCAAAAAAGTCCTTGAATTTTTTATAAACAGGGACTTCTTTTTTATTTTTCTTGCCACCAACAAGTTTTGTTGCCGTAACTTGGTGGTTTATCCAAGCTTGTTTGTGAGCTTTATGTGATTCATCAACAGCCGCTAGTGCTTTGCCTGTCATTAATAAATCATATTCATACAAAGTTAATCGCCCGATTTCATTGATGTCAGTCATGCCAAGGTATCTAATGCAATTAAGCACAATCATCTCAAAGCTTTCTTGAGAAGAATAACTCTTTTTTATATTTGTTACGCTTTGGCTTCCGCCAGGTCTTTTTCCACCTGAGCCATAAACAACTTTGATGCGTTTGATTGACGTAGTTCGTCTAAAACATCATCAAAAAGCTTTTCAATATCTTCAACTTCGTCAATATAGTCGTAAATATCATTCAAACTAGGACGTGGTGGTTCGGTGATTGTACCTGTATAAATTACTTCCGCAAGAGTAACAACGCTGTGGTCGATTAAAAACGGAACGCTAGATTGTAGACCAGCTCCAAATTTAAATCCCTGACGTTCTGCTATATGATTTTTGTCCATCTCGGCAACAAATCGTGTGCCAAATTTTACGTTATGAGTTTTTCCTTTAATTTCCAATTGCATTATTCTTTCTCCTTTAAAAATAAAAGGTTAGATACTAAATCCAACCTAACCGTTACATTTCAAAGCTGTTTTCTTTTTTAGTTTCTTCGCTGGTTGTATCTTTAAATGCGTACTGTACAGCTTCTTTTTGGTCACTTGTTAATGTAGCGAACCCTTTTTTACCAACACCATTGATGGCAAACTCCATTTCAATTTCAATATTTTCTTCTGCGTTTTTCTTAGCGCTGAAGCTTGAGATGTACCCTTGGTAATAAGTCGCTAGGTATTTATTGTTTTCTCCGTTTGTTGGGTTTGTAACACCCCAAACTTTTGCAATCTCATTTTCGTCGTTTTTTTTGCTTGCTTCTTCTGAATCAATATCCCAAATTTCTACAAGCTCACCATCCTCCATGGCTTTTTCTAGTTTAGCTGCTAGTGTGTCACCTTTAGCTAAAATAGATGTTGCTTTAAAGTCGTACTCCAAAGCCCCCACGGACTGGATAATACCATCTTAGTTTTTTGTCCATCTACGTCACGGCTCTTCCCAACTTCGTGCTCGGTTTGAAAAGCAAGTTTAGTTGCTTCTTGTTTTTCCGCTTCTTTCAACAAACGAAATAACAAGATTGAATGAATTCCTTGTTTTGCTTCTAATTGTTTTGTTTGTTCTTGTGCTTCTGACATTACTTCTTTCTCCTCCTGTGTTGTTGCTTTGCTAGGTTCTGACATTACTACCTTCTATCTCAAATTAAATCTAAGCGTGACAATCGCTCGTTTAAGAGGTGTCGCAGTTGTTGTATCATCTAACATCTGTATAGACGACTGCCTAATATTAAACGACCAACAGAATCCATCGGTACGAGCTACGGACATAGCTTGCGAAAAAATAGCAGATGCCATGTCAGACACCTGCTTCCGTTTTTTCTGCAATCCCCAAACAGACAACATAAGTTCAACAGAACCTTTAATGTCATCTTTATTTGGAATATACTCCGCATCAGTAGATTCCATTTCCACAAATGGATATGGAACTTCAGTCATCGGTTTATAATCGTAAACTGTAAAGCCTAAAGACTGGATACGTTTAAACATTTCATCAAAAATAGACTGATCTCTAGTTTTAATCATTTGACAAGCGCCTCCAAATCCTTTCTAAATTTTACTTTTTGCTCTTTTAGAGCTGGCAACACAAACGGTTGTTTGCTCATAAAGCGAGTTCCTCTTTCAAGGTAGCCGGCATAATGAGTTCCTGGTTTAACCTTGACACTAAATCCCCCATCACCAATCTGCATAGTGATAGAGCGTCTGGTTGCACCTGTTGAATAACCTTTTGTAAATACCGCATTCTTAATCATTTTCCTTTGAAGCTGTGTTCCATTGTCTCTGACAATCTTCTTGACAGCGTCTTTTTTGATAATAAGCTCAAGTTTCTTTTTTAAACCAGCTGTTCCAACTACTTTTAAAGATATATCAGCCACCAATAGAGTCATCTCCTTCCAGATAAAAAACAATAGCGCCAAGCTTATTTGCCTGCGCTTTGTATCTCCTGCCCTCATACTCGCAATAATCAAATGCTTTTGTATAAGGCTGCTTTAGGTAGATAACTTTACGATCCTTTTGATAATCTCCAAAAATCTGTACGGACTTTTCCATGCCCATGTCCATCACAAAACAAGGTTTTGTGATACTTATGACCTCTGTGTGCGTATACTCACCTAAATCGGGATTGTATTGCTCATCCGTCGTTTTAACAAATGTAACTCTATCTGCATATCTCATAAAAAGTACAGTCCCCCTTTACGAGATTTGTCTTTGATTAAATTAAGCTTTGCCATAATCATGGCATCGTAAGGTTCAAACTCATCCAAAAAGTCGTAGTATGTTGTCGTATGACCTTCCACACTCTCGCTTTTTGCCCTCTCGGCACCTCTACGGTTAAATCTAGCAATTAAACAATCTTCTAAAACAAAACTAAAAGCGCTGTCTATTTCGACAGCACCATATTTAGCTTTAAAATGGTCTGTAACGCGTTTTAGCAACATGTTAAGTAAATCGTCCTGTTGACTGTCTAAGATGCCTAAATCAAGCTTTACATTGCTTATAACGCTACTTGTGTTTACTGCATCCATAAACACCTCCTAGTTATCCGATTGCTTGCTTCAAAAGCTCCAATAGATCGGACTTTTTAAGTTTAGCATCATACCCAACATTTAGTTCGTCAAGTTTGCTTTTAATCTCACTCACTTTTAGCTTGTCAAAGTCTACAGACGGTTCTAAAACACCGCCCTCTGTCAAAAACTCTACTCGGTCGCCCGAGTAAATATCGCCGACTTCGTAGACTACTTTTGTTACTTTATCTTTAAATGCTCTAATTACTCTAGGCATATTGACCTCCTACATCTCAAAACTGTTTTCTTTTTTAGTTTCTTCGCCGTTGGCATCAATGATTTGTACTTCCACCAAACGTTCAAACGATGGCAATACAATCATAGATACTTTGGTTTGGACATTAACAGGGTCTGTTGTCTTAGTCGTTGTAACAGCGATACCGTTTTCAACAATCGACACCTCTGCATCTGTGGCTTGACCGCCCATCAAATCTGATTGCTCTGGAGTTGTGCCAAATACGGTGCTACCAAGGTTGCCGTTAGGGACAAGTGTGGCAACGCCATCTGGGAAGTACTTGCGTGCTTTTCCGTCGTCTCCGACAAACATACCGTCTTTTAAAACGACTTTGATTTGCAATTCGTCTTCAAGGTATGTGTTTAAATCTCGCTTAGTGACCGCAGAACCTTGTGGTGCCATAGGCTTTACAACGTCTAAAGTGTTTTCTGCGCTTTTAATCAGACTAAATGTCTTAGAGTTCATGACAATGCCTTCTGGGGTATATCCACGTTCTGCCATTGTTTCTATAGCTTTTGTAATATCCGCAAGAGGAGTAGCTTTAGTTGCATCAGACCACTTATTTTCAACTTTTGTTGTCTGCTCTTCGGTCATTCCGTAGTCAATATCCTTCATGACGCCGTTTGACGCAATGTGGATTTTCCCAGATGACAACACTTCCATGCGCATAGCTTCGATGCGTGCTTTAGCGGCAGAGATAAGCGTTACTTTGTCATTAAAAATAGACGACAAGATTGTATCGATAAGTTCTTGGTTTTTAGTTTGCGCTAACATGTTGAGTTGTTGACGGTCAGCCTCTTTAACAAGCATAGCCTCTTTAAAAAATGGCATCTCTTCGTCAATCAAATCTACAGCCATGCGGTCACGTAATGGCACTTTTGTATCAAAAGCAGCTGCTTTAAGCGTTACAGGACGCCCTGCTGCACCTTTAATAAACGATAATTTAAGACCTAATTGTTGTTTAGACGGAAACGCCTTTTCTCCAAGCGTAAGTTCTACTTCGCCTTTCTTTTTGTCGTAAAATCCTTTAATATTTTCAGATGTGATAATCTCGTGAATGTAAGCCATTATTTACCTCCTTTGATAAAGACAATGTGCGGTAATTTTTCTTTCAACACTTCATAATTTCCCGCAATAGATGAATCAGCAAGCTTGTCTGCGTTGATAGTCCCACGATAAACACAGGAACCGACTGCATCGCCATTTGTTAAATCAACATCTGTAAGCAAAATCCCGCAGATATCTTTTTCGCTAGAAACTTTTCCATTTGTCACAGTTTTTACTTTCTCTTCGCGGTTTTTAAATACCGATTTCGAAACACCTGCTAACACTGTCCCAGCCGGAACAACTGCCTTGCCGATTGTTTTTGAATCTAAAGTGACGGACATAGCCTCATAGTCGAGATTGTGTAGAATCTCTTTAGATGTTGTTACTTTACGTTTATTCATAATTTCCTCCTAAAAAAGTTTGGTGCTTTGTTGTGCTGCCTTACTAGCCAAGTTAGCACCGTAATTGGTTTGTTTTGCGACACCACCGCCTGTTGACGGAGTGGTCTGGCGTACAAGAGCCTTGCGGTCATCAGCGATAACTTTAGCAAATGCGTTTGCTAGCGTTGTTACATTTGCTTTTGTTTGTTCTGCGTCCAAAGTCACAACTAAACCAAGTACGTCATCGTTGACGTTGATTTCAGATTCTGCAAACATTTGACGAGCTACTGCTGTTAACTCATTGCGTGTCTTATCGTTTTTTAGCTCTTGCAATTCGTCTAACAGCTTCTGCTTTTCATAGTCTGCTTTCTCTTTCTCGTTCATCTTAGCCATTTTCTTGGCTTCCGATTTCTCAGCTTCTTGTTCTGACTTCCACTTCGCAAACTTTTTGTCGATGATAGCGTCCACATCTGCATCTGTATACTTTTTTTCGTCTTGCGGTTGTTTTGCTCCTGGTACCACTTGCTCTTCAACCGTTTCAACTGTTTGTGTTTCTTCTGCCATGGTTGGCACCTCCTATGTTTTAAGTCGTCCCCGACTATAAAATCCATAGCTTTTTACGTCGTCAATGCTTGGACATAATAAAAAGCCGTATTGCTACGACTTTGAAGTGAATTAAATAAATAACAGTCTAAAAGTTTCACGACCTTTTGGAGTTATTAAGGTTTGAGTTCCTGCCCAGTTGGTCTTTTCGTTAACACTTTCCTTGACTTCAAATAACCCGTTATTTTTATCTGCAAACGGCATAAGCTTACCTTTCTTGTCTCTGTAAACGTATTTCTTATCAAGTAGAAATTGAATGAATCGTCGTTCCTTAACTTTTAATTGTTTAGCAGTTTCACGGAAACTAGTCAATAAATTGCGGTCAACCAAATCATCAAAATAATCAGCCTTTGGCTTCATAACCATGTTCTCAACGCTCAAAATTGACTTCTCAGCCTCTAACTGACGACTGCGCTCCTTTTCCTCTTTTAACTCATTGGCAAGCCGTATGAGGAAGTCTGGGCTGGTAAGTGCCTGTTCCAAGGTTTGTTCAGTCATATAAGCGCCGTGTTTGCGGATTGATGGTAGGACTTCCGATGTGACCCAGTCTGCAAACTTTTCAGCTTCTGGCTTGCGAGATTGGAAGACTAGCTTGTAGAAGTTGCTTTCGTTGATGAAGTTGGCTTGTTGAGTTCGACCAAGACTGTCGATGATGTCACTAGTAGTTACACCATCTTTATTAAGTCTTTCAATTGTTTTACGAGGATTGCTTAATTCCAAAATCTGACAACAATCGTTAAGATTGAAATAAATTTGATTGTTGATTGTCGCTGTACGCACTTCTCCAAACTGTTCATTAGTAAATACTTGTAATTCCATATTATTTACCTTTCATTGTGTTTTCGATAACGCTTCTGTGTTCCACTTCTAAACTGTCTAAACGGTACATAATCAAGTTTAGAATCGCAATTTGGGAACTGTGTTGAGAAATAAAATCGTACCAATCACACTGACTATCCCAATCAATGTCTTTATCCAGCCAGGCATACAAGGATTCCAAACTTGCTCTAATTTCTTCGACACTAATTAGCAATGTCTCATAATTATCAATAATATCAATTTTCGCCATAATAAAAACACTCCTTCGTGTATCTTGAAAAGAGCGTCTCTACATGATATAATATTTCATGCAGAAACACTTCTGTGGTGATACCGTTTAGCTCGCAAGTTTGCCGACCGAGAGCTAGACGGTATTTGTTATTTCAGACGACTAATAGCTTCTCTAACACCGTCAGCTTTGGAAACATTATTATTCTTACAATATTCTTCCAAAGTTTTGTTCGTATCCTCGTTAATTCTAACAGTCAACTTAACAGTCTTAGGGTCGCTAGTAGGTCGCCCCATTTTCTTTTTGTCAGTCAAGTTCATCACCTCACTTTTGCCGACATAAGTATAATAAAACTATTGTCGACATTTGTCAAGCGATTTTTAAAAAATTTTTAAAAATATGAAAAAGCCTATTTCTTCCCCCACTTACGTTTGTAATTTTGCTTGATGTAGTAAACCGTGTCACCAATTGCCTTGATGGCTGATTGGTTATCTAAAGTAGCAGCTTTAACAGACGCAAACTCTTCATTGGTAGCTTGGGCGTTTTGTTGTATAATCGCTCTCAGCTCTGCAATTTGTCTGTTTTGATTCCTGAGTGCTTCTGCTTGCATCGCATTCTCTGCAACAAGCATCACAACCGCTGTTTCTAGTTTACGTTTTTTCTTGATGCGTTTATTCATGTTTCCTCCTGTTTTTAAGCATAAGAAAAGCACTTAACTATAATAGCTAAGCGCTTGATTAATATGCAAAATCTAACTTATTTTTTATTTTTGATATAGCTCTAAAACATCTTCCGGAGTATCATCTCTGAAAATGAATTTTTTCTTGCCGCCAATGGTTTCATCGCCTACAATCCATCTGCGGATGATTTTAGAAAACGTTAGCACTTCTTGAGTCGGTCTTGACATCATTTCCATCTGAATACCTCCTTTATTTTTTCTAACAATAGCGGATCTGATAATTTATCTCCCGCAGTCATTGCCTCGGCTATAACTTCGTTATATTTCCCTTGTAAACTAGCAACATCGGCATACTCGCTTATTTTATATAAATAATTATAATCAGATTGCTTTTGTTCTTTAATATAGGAAACTAGAGGCGAATCAAGTGCATTTTTTGCCTCTTCAAGTGTATTATAACGCTTTTTATTATGTTTGTAAAATTGTTTAGCAGTATCCCAATGTTTTTTGTGGGTTAACTCATGCACTAGAATACCGTTTAAGTCGACAGCCGCAAAGTAGTCATCCAGCAGCATATCACTCACAGCGGCTTTAGAATTCAACAAATCACTTATAAACAAAGTGTCTTGTTTATAATCATATCCCGCCCAGCCTTGGATCTTAGCTTTTTTAACAAATACAATTTTAGGAATGCTATACCCTTCTAAGTTGTCTAAATGCTCTCCAACACTTTGAATCGTATCTCTAATTTTTTTGGTATTATCTTGCGCCCAAAAATCATATCTTGTGCCGACAACTTTCTTGGCACTTACTCGGACATCTTTGTTAATGATAAAAGATTGAGTTTTAGCCATCAAATCAATATTGTTCATGTTTCGATTATAGTCCAATTGCCTGTCTGTTGCAACACCACTTTCATCCACACCAACAACTGCACAACGACAATACGGATGAAACGGCGGAGAGTTTTCCCCTATTCTCCACTTGTCAAGGTGATATGGACCATGCTTAGCTATATCCTTGCAAACATCACATGCTTTAGGCTCAGGCAATATATCAAACATAGCAAAGCCATTCTCCGCCATGGATAATCTACCAACTTCCATCTGAACCCTTGCATGCTCCGTTATCGCTAGTCGCTTTGCGTAAGACGCTGACACATCAAATTCTCGTCTGATATCCCTTGCAATAGTTAAGCCATTTTTACCTTTTAGGATAGCACTTTGGACGCTTTGAGATATGATGCTACGTAACTTATCTTGTCTGTCCCAAATGTTATCTGACCATTTTGCTCCTTTGAAATTAGCATTAATAACGGCATCAGCTAAGCTTTTCACACTCGCTTGGCTAGCAACTGATAATCCTAATAGCCCAGCTTGAAACTCGGTTTCTTTGCGATAGCCTTCATCAAGAAATTTCTTGGTTAGCTTGTGTTCGCCGTTGGCAAGTTCTTGCATTTCTAAATCAATGTTTAAGCGCAATAGTTCCAAAGCATTTGTTTTCATGGCTAAGTTGTAAATAGACATGTCTGCATTTTCTTGGTGGGTAAAATCATCTCTTGTTACCGTTCTCCCCTCTTTTCGTAGCTTCTCAGCCTTTGCAACAAGTTCCTTAGCTTTCTTCTGGTAAGCAGAAATATCAAGCTCAGAAGCTCTCTTACGGGCTTCTGAAAGGTCTATTTTCTCTTTGTCAGCATAACGTTGATAAAACGACTCAATTTCTTTTTCGATATTCCTGAAATGATAATCGTGCAATTGCTTCATGGATTGCTCAAGAGAGATATCGTCTGCCTCTTTAGCATCCATTTCTTTCTTGATACGGTCACGCCAGTATTTACTCTTTCTGGTGGTCATGAGCTAACTCCCTATCAGTCAATCTACTGGTTTCTTCTAACTTCTGCGCTAGTTGACTACGTGATTTCGACTCGCTGTTGATAAGGCTAATTTCTTTCTTAGCATCTTCCACGATGTCTGTAATAGCCATAGCTGTCTCTTGCGACAACTCTCCACCCAATGCTTTAAAGGCTTCAATCTTTTCTTGTAGCGACTTAGGTAGGTTTGGCGTAAATGTGATTTTAAGCTTGCTGATGTCAAAGTCATCAATCTCTTTAAGCAGTTGGCTTACACGAGCGATTAGTTTGTACCTACGTTTAAGAGATTGCTCAAATAAAGCTTGCATGTCGACACGCTCCTGATCAAGACCAAACACTTTCCACTTCAACGCCTCTCCGGATTGTTGACCGGCAAACTTACTGTCTGTCATGTCTGGCGTATTGGTAAATTTATGGATGTCGGACACAATACGATTTTTATAGGCTTCGGTTCCTTGTACGTCATATTGTTTATATAGATATTTGGCATCTACAGATCCCTCACGCCCGTCTTGGTCGACAGGAGGCTCGAGGTTAAGCAATCTAGCTTTACGCATCACTTTCACAAATTCGATACGCTGTTCGGCTGTCTGAACATCATGCGGAAATGACACACGTCCGAAAATGGCTAGAATTGCGTCTGACAAATCTTGCATGTAGTTAGCTGTATCAGACTGAGCTGCATCATACAAGTCGATTAAAGACAACTCTGTCTCGTAGTCGCCCATACCGTCATCTGTGTTGAGATACTCCGTGATTGGTACCGAGCCAAACGCATGAGACGAAGCCTCCCTAATCAGTGTTAAATCACCATCATATTCAAACTTCAGGATTTTATTATCGGTGTAAAGCTCGACAATTTTTGTAGTACCATCTAATTGATTTTTGTTATAGTACCGCACACCAGCTAAGCTTGATTGCTCTAGGTTATTTTGATAGATAACAAATACTTCCCGTGGATCTAGTCTAACGACCTCTGTCTTGTCATCCATGCTGCGATAAATCAATTCAAACGCTCGACCAACCTTGGATAGGTCTTTTACTAATCTGCGGTTCAGCTGGTGGAAATTGTTTTTAACAGATAGGTCCTTTAATAGGTCTTGCTGCTGCTCGGTACCATCAATATACTCTACACGAATAGGATTACCCACCAAATAGCCCTGTTTGAGCGTTGAAATATACTTACCATAGTTATGCACAGCACGAACATCAGCCATGTCATCGTCTTTCCTACGGCCTATTTCGCTGATGGTGTGGTTATTTCCCTCTGCATAATCTAGAAGCTCTTGTATGCGTGGTTTTTGGACTTTATCGTGGTGTTCAATCATTTCACGGAGTAGCTTATATTTTTCGGTTAACAAGCTTTCTAGACTTTCCGCTTGATACCTCATGCGAGCTTCACGGTGGAACCTAAACTCTAATGTTTTAGTCTTTCCCGTACTATCTCTAAATGATTCTGTGTACATTATTTTCCTTTCTAGTAACCAAAACCAGCCCTAAGAACTTCAAACTGATTTGACTCGTTGCTTCTGATATGGTATTTTTCAAGCGCATATCTAATCGCATCAATAACGTGGTTATTCTTATCTATCGGTTCGTTTAACCAATTACCTTCTTTGTCTTGCTTAAAAGTGTAAGTATTAAACTCTTCTATTGTGTGTTCACAAGAAGGGTGGATGTATATTTTAAAACCTTGCATAAACTGAACTCCTTGCATAATAGACCCTTTACCCTTAAGACTGGCAACAATACCAGATACACCTTTGCTTTTTATCTCTGCTATGAGGCGTTTTTCGGCGCTATCCCCTGCGATGTAAGACCTATGCAAGTTTTTATCTCTTATCATTTTGACAATATGATCTGTTAACATAGCCTTTTGATAATGTTCGTTGTAAAGCCATAACTCTTTGTTTGCGAGGTCAACTGCAACACATATAAGAGTTGTAGGGTCTTGAGTAAACCCAAAGTCCATACCGGCCGAGGTCTCTTTAACGCGTTGAATTGTTTTTTCAACATCAAAATCTACGACTTCAAAGTTATCAAAAACAAGACCTTCAGCAACGCCCCATTCACCATCGCACACGATTCTAGCCCGCCTTGGATTAGTCTTGTACAAATCTTCGTAGCGTCTTTTATCGACATCATCAAGCCATTCGTTTACTCTAAATGTTGTAGTCCCAGAAAATGTATCAGCCCGTTTAGTTTCTTCATCAAAAAAGACACGTTTAAGCCAATGTCTTTCTGACCACGGGTTAAACGTGACTGTTATCTGTTTAAAAAAATCAGGAGCATCTAAACTACCGCGGATTGATTCGACAACTGTTGAAAACTTATCTTCGGTCTCAATTTGATAAGCCTCTTCAAACCAAGCCCAGCACAAAGCGCCAACATCGACAGTAATAGATGTGATTTTTAACTCATCATCAAGTCCACGGAACAGTATCTTTTGGCCCGTTGCCTTTACAGTTATTTCTGGCAAACTCTCATTAAACTTAAAAAGGTGTGTAACCTTTAATTGATTACACGCCCATTTAAAATCGGTATAAGTAGATTGTTTGTTAGTGTTTGAGTATCTACGGATGACCAATAAGTTAGCCCAAGGGTACTTCAGCAGTCTGACGATAAAATTTAAAGCAGTCGTTTTAGATTTTTTAGATCCACGGCTGCCTTTAACTACTCGATAAAAATTTCTAGACCGCCAAAAAGCGCCATAGCCTATACCGATTGTTGATGGCAAATCTACTTTGATTTCTAGCTTTGGCTTAGTCTGGTATGTCGTCTTCATTGACAAACACCACCGTTCCTTGCACCTCAGCCTCTATCTTATCGGTAAACAATCTGTACCGCTTACCAAGCAATTCAGCTGCTTTCAACCTGTCTTTTGCTCCTACATCAATATCAACTATTTCTTGCCCAAGCTCTCCAATGCTGATGAGTGTTTTTTCTTGCTGCTCACCTCGCATAATTGAAGTGAGATATTGTAGAACTTCTTCTTGCGTAGCAATCTTTTCAGATTCAAGTTTTTCAAGCCGCTCGTCTATATAAGCTTTAATGTCAGGTTTGGTCAAGTTTTCTTGACCTATTGACCTTGCTGTCTTTTTACTATACCCTGCTTTAATAGCCGCTGCTGTCGCGTTAGCTGAGATGATGTACTCATCTGCAAAACGCTTCTGTTTTAGGGTTAATTTACTCAATTTTCCATCACCTCCAAGCATAACAAAAAGGCAAGACACTATTTGCCTTACCTTTAAACTCATACTATCAATTTATCATCAAAAAGATGACAATTCCATACATTTTTGTGTCACATTCCTATTTTTTTGGAAAATATTTCTAGAATCCGCTCTCTTTTGCGGTAAATAGACTTACGCGACAGATGTCTTGTATAGGCAATTTCTTCCCAAGTGTTACTTGAACCGACGCCCCACCTAAGATTAAAAATATCAGTTAGTTCTTCATCCAAAAGATTTAGCGTTGCAATAACTGCATCTTTGAAATTGGATAGACCCTTTAGTTCCCTATCTGAATCCCACCTTGCAACCACATCCTCAGTAACTTTTGAAACAAAATTTGCTCTTCCTCCACCGATATTTTTATCTACTTCTGTATTCATATCAGTTTGTAGCTCAAGTTTTCGAAGTGCAATCTTGTTATCAATAAAACGATAATCAAACAACCATTCATCAAAAGCCTTTAGCTGTGCATTAGATAATCTACTCATCCCGTTACCTCTTCCGCAAACTGCCACGCCCAATCAAAATCTTTTCGGATTTCTCGTTCCGTTAAGCGCATGTAATCTGTAAAATTATTAGATGAGTAAGTTGCAACAATTCTTACTTTTCCTTCAACCCATTTTTCAAGTCTCAAAGCTATTTGCTTAGCATTCGGATTAGGTATCTCCACCGTATACAGCTTTTCTTTTTTGATTGTGTATCCGAATTGATGCATGTTAACTAACGTCTGGATAGGCTTAAATACGCTAAAATTCATAAAAACGAAAAAATCATCTTTTTCTTGATTGTCCCATTCGGCTATATATTCCCAAATGTAATATTCCAAATTATCTTTATGTTTCTCATACCAATCCGCCACATACTGCGGTACTTCTGGTTTTAGCGAATCCTTTGCTTGTAATACGCCTTGCTTGTGGCCAAGATAATAGCTAATGTCGTTCTCAATACCAAATTCCTTAAAAATACCTTTAATCCAGACGGCTCTGTCGTGCTCTGGTAGTTCTCGCATTTTAGCAATAATATTTTTAAGATATTTAGGTGACTGCCCTGCGTATCCGTCTGGTTTTATTTTTGTTCGCTCAAGATCATAAAAGGCGTCAACACCAGCATGATTTACATGTACTCCACCATTTGAAAAGGACGAATTGATAATACCTTCAACCCACACTTTATCGCCTATTTTCGCTTCTTTAATGTTCATTTTTGCATCTCCTCTAATACTTTTAAAAAACACTGCTCAGCAATGACTTGATCACTGCCTTGCCATAAGTCGCCTGTCACTTTTGTGATAATGTCACTGATGTTTTTCTGCGCACGATCCAGACGTTTAGCGATACGATTGCGATCAATTTGTTTTTTTGCTTTGAGTAAGTCCTGGATTAATCCATTTCTCTCAGCTACCCACGACCGCATGTCTTGGCACATATCGTATCTGTCACCGCAATGTCTGATGTGACATATAGTATCGATTACTTTTTCGTTAGTGTTCATTTTGTACCTCGCTTAAAATTCAATGCACTCATCCAAAACGGATTATCTTCTGCAAGCTCTATTAACAGATCTACATCTACAATTTCTCTTTCAACAAGTTCATCAAGTATTTCCTCTTTTGCTAATGCTCTGTTTGCATAGTCGATTGGTAAAGTCATCATTCCAGTTTTATTTTCAGCCATTATCCTACCCTCATTTTCGTTAACTCAATCCTCTAAATTTTCTTCTCGACAAATTCGCACTGCAAACTTATATTTTTTGTCTGGCGATGGTAATGTTATCGTCTAAAAACGCTTTAATTGACGGCTCCATTTGTTTGTAAAAATCATCTACTAGTGTCATTGACTATGTTTAAGGCATCTTCCACTGACCGAGCCACTCCTACAAGCGCTCCTCTAGATGCCATGACCTCCATAAATTTTTTCTGTTCTGGTCTTATCCGACCTGTTTCATTTTTAACTTCGATAAAAAATATTTGTCCGTTTGGTTTAAATCCAAACAAATCACAAAAACCTTTTGGTAAACCTGTATCAAAAAATCTACCATCTGCTGTTTTCAACTTTCCGACATTTGCTCGAAATACCATATGCCCCGCTTGTGATAATTCCATTCGGATAAGGTTTTGGATATCATGTTCTGATAGTGACGTAGCTGACTTTTCGTTTCGCTGATTCAATCGTTAATTCAAACTCCTCTCTCGTAAATACGTCTCTGCCTTTAACCGTCCCAATAATTGATGTTAAATCATCAATATCGATACCATTTTCAAACGCCCAACACGCTCCTTTAAACAAATCATTATTCCTGTTATATGATGTTCCAGTTGCTACACGTTCATAAGCCTCTCGGCCTTCGTGACTTCCGTTTGATGTATATGTGACAGAACCTCCAAAATAGGTTGTTATACCTTCTTGTTTTGGTTTAAATGCTTCCTCTTCAAATTTTCCATCATAATAAGGTAATGTTTTAACTGCTTGTAAAACTTCACGTCCGTCAGATGGGAATATTTTGACAAAATTATTATCATTCGCTTTTATGTCAACACCAGGCATTACTCCTATTTTTTGCGTGTAATTAATACCATCGCGTTTTTTAAAGAGTATGTGCATACCACCACTTGCAGTTAATTCTGCGAATGTATTTTTAAAATTACTAATTAATTCGTTTTTATACTCATGCCTAATAATTGACGAATAACCATCTAGTCCATTGTCATACTTATCAGTCGATAATACAGATAATAAATCAATCCCCATCTTTTTTATCATTATGTATAACTCTTTAGCTAACTTCTCGTCCATGTCATGAGTATCAATATCAATACACCAAATGCCACGCATTAATAAAGCATAATCACAATTAAACCAGTTTGTATTTTTGATCACTTCTTCCGTTATTTGGATATCTTTAAACTTAATCATTGGCGTTCCAGTATCTTTTCTAAGCGGTATAACCTGATATCCTTTTTTTAAGAATGAAAGTGCTGTTGTGTGGTACATAAGGTAACGCACCCCCTTTTTTACTACGTAACCTCTAAAACGTTGATATAGATAGCATTAGAGAAGGATGGTTACGCAGTAACGCAAAATCACCCTACCCTACCCCTATATATAAATAAATAATTAATAAATCATTAATTAGACTTATTGTTTGTTACTGCGTAACCTTTCTTAAATAAATGCTGAAATCGATTGGTACTAAAGAGATTGAGTAGGTTACGCAACATGGAAAATTCTGCGTAACTTTGCGTGACCATGCGTTACCTTTTTAAAGGATATATTTATCAAAACGTGTTTTATTTTCGATTTCATACCCTCTGACTGTTTTCCCGTTAACTTTCTTCGACCTGCTACGTACACCAATTTCAGATATGGCTTTACTTAATGCATGATTGCTTTTTCCGTAAACTTGTAATGATAAGTCAATAACTTCTTTGTTATCAGTTCGCTGTACAAAATCAACTTCTTGTAATGCATTTATTAAAGCAACTTGAAATTCGTCTAAATCGATATCATTAAATACTTCAACATCTTTCCATTGATACCATTTACCAATTTTTTGGAAACGCTCGAGTGAATTTAGCAGAAAACCGATACATCCATCGATTTTTGGATTTTTATCACGATCAGTAAATGCTAGCCAATATTTCCTGAATATGCTCTCTCTTTCATAATCAGTTTCAGTTTTTGGCCTATCTTTAAACTGAATTAAAACCTTTCGTCCATTCATTTCATCCGACAGCGCAACAGTACGGTTGGTGTCAATACACAGAACACTCGTTAAATTAACCATTGACTGATTTTGCCCAATTGCTCGTGCAACGTGTGTTTTCTCTGTTGCAATAATTTTAAGTACACGCTCCATTGCATTGCCTTGAATATCTCCCTGTTCCGTCGCTAGAGCCATTTCTCCACCCGAGAACATCGCCCACGCCTGTAACGCTTCAAATCCATTACTTTTTAATGTATCTAGCTCAACATCAATCTTATTGAATAGACCAGATAAAGCTATATGCCTTAACCCTTTACCAGTCCTTACTCCAGATTTTGAGATGAAGAAGTTGGTTTTAGGTCTAACACCACACGCTACTTGGGCGATAAAATAAGATTGTAGTATTGCATTGTTTAACGAATTGCTATCTGCAATAACGTACTCAAGATATTCTTCTGCAATAGACTTACTGTTTATTGCTGTTTTGTAGTCTACTTCGTAATACTTAAAATAAGATACGTTTTGCAAAGGCGGTTGGTTAATGATTTCAGAATTTTCAAGGTCGATTATGAAATCCTTGCAAGCAATCTGATATGGTTCAATATAATTGATTGGTTGGATGTTTAATGTTTTGTGGATACCTTGTAGTATCTCTAAAATGTGACCAGAGTCTTTGAAACCATACTTAGTCTGAAGTGTAAAATCATCAATCAATTTAAATTGCTTATATCGAATGTCATAAAGTTTATTCTCAAAAAACGTGTAAGCACCTAGAATGTAGTCGATAACTAGTTTTGCAAATGGTGGAAAATTATTTTCAACGGAGTATGTGAGATATTCATTGCCTTGTTTATCAGTCTTTAGAATTGTATCTCCAAATAAAAAGCGATAAGTTTTTCGTCCATCTGACACAAAATACATGACATCTTCATCTTTAACCATTTCTGAATAAAACAGTTTGTGGATATACCCATTGTGATCAATTGGGACAATTTTAAATAAGTGTTTTCGTAATTCAGCTTTAAGCACTGACTCGCCGAAGATTGGGTCTCCCCAATCGGTTTCGGTTGTCAATTTTGATAAAGCTTCAATAAATTCATTTGATGTCATTTATCCCCCAGTCTAAATTAGAACGGTAGATCGTCTTCTTCAATCTCCGCTTGTGTAAATCCAGTTGCTTTTTCTTTCCATACGTGGAAGCTGGTAGGCACATCGCTTTGATTTGCGTAACGAACTTTCGGGTATTTATTTCCGTTATATTCGTCAAGTTTAACGGTTACTTTTGCAGTGCGTCCTTTGAAGTCGTTTAAAAACGCTTCAAAACTATCGTAGTGTTGCCCCTCTTTGATACCAAGTGCTTTTGCTTTACCCATTAAGATGCCGATATGATACTTCCCAGTTTGTGAGTTGGGATATTGCTCATCCCATAAGTGGTAGTTTTGCATTTCTTGCTTGATATCGTTTCGAACAACGTAGTCAATAACAACACGTTTTTTGCCGTTACGTTCATTTACTGCTTCATATGCATCATAGACAATCATTTCGTATGGTTGTTCTTTGAATTCTGCGTGTTCTTTAACTTCTGAAAAATCTGTTGTAAATCCTGCCATGTTTTTATCCTCTTAATTTCTTTTTTAGCCAATTGTAGGCGCTATATATTTCTTTTTCTGACTTGCCTGTTACTTCGGCAAGTTCATTAACGTTTGTTTCTACCCAATCAGTTTTTAAGTAGAAATAGATAAGTTTATATAATGGTTTTCCTTTACCAGCGTCTTTAACTCTAGCTTGGGCAATTTCCCAGTTTGTTTTTAAATCTTTACCAAACTTCTTATTAGCAAGTTGTTTGATTCTAAACCGCTCACGTTTTATGAGTTCAAGTTCTGCCTCTATGCGTTCTTTCTCTTGTTTTTCTTTCAATCCAAAATCATGATTGCATAATTCACAGAGCTGTTGACTAAGTGGCCACAAAGCCGAACACACAGGACATTCTTTTGCGTGTACCGTGTTAGTTTTATTCGACTTCTTCTTCCACCCTCCTCGGAAATAATTCTCCCAATGATGCGGTGTGTCAGGTAAGCCGTGAATATTCCAGTTTCCTACGTGATCTAAAATGATGGCTTTTTTATTAGGTTGATATCTCATCGACCGCATAGATTGTTGCAAAAATAATACCAATGATTTTGTAGGTCTACAAAGAATAGTTACTGTACAATCTGGGACATCGAAACCTTCTGATATCAAATCAACGTTACAGATAACTTGTATCTTACCGTCACGGAAATCTTTCATGATTTTATCTCGTTTGGCTTTAGGCGTTTTTGCATCTGCGTGTATTGCATTAATTCCCATAGATTGGAATTCTTTAGCAAATGCCTGCGATGCTTCTACCGAGTGAGCGTATAAAATAGCTTTCTGACCGTTCGCTTTTTTTATATATTCTTGAACTACATCACCAAAAATCTTTTTACCAAATGATTCGTCAATCGATTTATTGGAGTAATCTCCGTTTTGTACTTTTAATTTCGCAGTATCAATTGATAGAACACTGTAATAATCATATGGTGCAAGTTTATTATTATTGATAAGCCACTCGACCGTTTTACCAAGAACCATAACATCGTAAGTGTCTGTAAAACCGTCGCCTGATAGACGCCAAGGTGTGGCAGTAAAACCAATCCTCGGCACGTCTGAAAAGTATTCATAGATTATTTGGTAGGTATTAGCTTTCCCATGATGACCCTCGTCTGTGATAATTAAGGTTGGTTTTGTTAATTTATCCAAGCGGTTTTTAGCTTTACCAACTGTCATTAAATCCACTTTATTCATGTCAATTCCATGGAATTTAAAACTATTAGTGATTTGGTCAATTAATTCTTTGCGATGGACCAAGAATAAAACGTGTCCGTTTTTTTGAGTCGCTGACTTAGCAATATCAGAAATGACTACTGACTTACCACTTCCAGGTGGACTAACAATCATCACATTATGCTTTAAAATATGTCTTCTTGCCTCATTTATAAGTTCTGTTTGATATTCGTGTAAATGGTATACCGTTACGCATCACTCCCTTCGAAATTAAACAACTCTTCAGCCTTACAAACGGTCCTATTATCAAGCCTATTTTTTGCATATAGTCCGTCGCTGCCCTGCAACAAAATTCCATGCCCGCCCGTTTTTGGATTTACTTGAATACGTCCGACAATATCGGTTAAACCTAGCGTTTGGCTTAGGACTTGTTTGCGGATATCTGGGACGTATTGCGTGATAATTTGTCCGCTCTCGAGCGTTAAATCTTGCGTTGATTCCCAAGCAGTCACAAAAATATTAATAGGTTGGCTGTAAATGGTAGTCAATACTCGTAAATAGTAATTGGTCCACATGTTGTATTGTTGCAATTCGTTTGTGATTCCATTTTTGGATTTACGACCTTGTTCGATAAACCAGTCTGATTGCCAACTTGTTATATTATCAATGACTAAATTGTCATATTCTTTGATAAGTTCTGGTAGTTCTGTCAAGAATTCGGTCATAAAGTCGCTAGGGTGCGTCCTGTCAAATTGGATAATATCAATGTTTTCGTTTCCGGCAATCGTTTTAGACGAATGGTCCATGTCTAAAATCAGTGTCTTGCCTTTTAAATAATTAGTTAAGTAAGTTTTCCCGTTTCCGGGTTTACCATAGATTAATATGCGCCAATTATGGGTTTTTGTAATTTCTGTCGCTTTAGTAATCTTCAATGTCTAATCCCTCCAAAAAGTTCGGTAAATTTATCATCGTAATCAATCATTTTTCTAATATCTTCTTCTTTCCCAATTATTAATTCTTTAAAAATAGGAGTATCAAAAATGTCTTCGTATTTTTTTAAAACATCATCAATTGCCTTGTACATATCGGCTTTAAATTCTTCTTTGAGTGGTGATTCTTTTAACATTAATCTTGTATCAAACATGCCACCGCGTCGATCTTCAAACTCAAATTCAACAGATGGTTTACCTTTTTTGTTTACATAAATTCTCATTTTCTATCCAAGTCCATTTCTATCGCTTCGAGTGTGCTATTAATATCTGTAAGGGACCATCCTTGGTAAATAGCTAAAGATATCTTATGTACTTTTTTATCATCAAATTCAGGCCATTTTTCTTTGACACATTCTTCAATAGTATCAATTAGTTTAATCTGACCATTGATATACTTTTTCATACCTTCCATTAAATTTCTCCTAAAATCTGATTGATTGTTTTAGCGTTCATACGAATTTGTTCGCTTGACGTTTCATGTCGATTAGCTGATAGTAACTGTTCAATCAATTCTCTTCTAATTTCACTTTTCCATTCATTAATAAGCGATAATTCATCTTCAATGTTTAGATAAGTTACACGACCTTCTTCGTCTTTAATACAGTAGCCACGCTTAGCATCTCTCCAAATATATTGTTTAACTGTATTTTCCGTAAATCCAAGCTTTTCTGAGGCTTGCCGTTGAGTTGATTCAGGATTTTCTTTAAAAAAATCACGCATGATTTCAATTTTTGTTTTCATTTAAAATGACCTCCATATCCTCTAAATACTTGCTATCATCACCATTTGTGCGGTAGTTTCGCATGGCTATCAATATCTGATTAAGCTTGTCGTCCATACTGTTTCCTCATATAGGCATCAAATTCGGCCCACTGCTTTTCAGATGATGCTCTAAGCGTGTCGTGCTTAATCGGTTCCTGTTTTTTTGGTTTTGCAAAAATAAAATCTAATAATTTCATGTTGTTTCTCCTTTTTCATATCCACTGGTCCGTAAAAATCTATTAACATCTGCTAGGTCATATAGTACTTTCCCGTTTTCTGATGACCTTTTAAAGTTAAATTTCCCTTGTTCTCTCCACTGGGTCAATTTAGTTCGCCCCCATCCAGTTTCTTTTTCTAGCCGCTTCATGGTTATCCATTCAATAGACTTGGCGTTTTTGGTCTGCGCTATTTTTATCGCTTCCATATTTAGAGCGATTAAATCTTCAAGCAGTTTTTTTCTAAACTCAGGTCCAAATATTTCAATGGCCATAGTTTTTCCCTCTCTCTTATGTTATAATTAAGTAAATTAAAATTTGTTTTGAGTCCGTTTCCCGTCGGACTTTTTTTGTTATCTAAATTCGTCTAAGCTGACGCCCAAGACATCGGCAA